CATCGGTCGGGTTGTGCGGCGGAAAGCCGAGCGCGATGAGCTCGCGGCGGATGCGCTTGCGCCTCATTCGAGGTCCTCGTCGCCGAGCCGCTGCGGCTGGAAGACCGCCCGGGCGGCCCACATCGTCCCGGTCTGAATGTGGCTGCGGGCGAGCGCCAGGCAGCGCTGCGGCTCGCCGGGGTCGAGCCACTGGCCGAGCGCATCCACCTCGCGCAGGAAGCGCTCCTCGGCCACCTTCACCGCGTTCACGGCCTCGATCGCCTCCGGCGACTGCGTCGGCTTGTAACCCTTCACAGGCAATCCTTGCGTCATGCGGCGTCCTCCCGATCGAACGGCGTCGGCGCCGGCGGCTGCGGCGTGACGAGATACTCGAGGATCGACGGATCGTCGTCGTCCTCCGGCTCGAGCCGGACCAACCCGCCGGGCAGCAGCGGCCGGAGCTCCTCGAGGTCCTTCGCGGTGATCGCCTCGGCGACGCGGAGCTCGTCGCCGGCGAGCTCGTAGCGGACCGCCTTGACGCCGGATGCCGAGGCACTGACGACCCAGCGGGTCGGCGCCGCCGGTGGCGGCGGGGCGAGGGCGGCGAGCTCGTCGTCCGTCAGGGGCTTGGCACCATCGTCGGCGCGATCGTCGGAGAAGACCGGCCGGCGCACGAGCCGGGGCGCCTCGCCGGGGGCGGCGATGATGATCTCGTCGACGCGCAGGAGGCTGACGTCGGGCAGCCACTCGATGCCGTCGCGGATGCGGCCGATGCTGTCGGCGCGGATCGGCGCCAAAAACCCGGTCGTGGGGTCGATCGCCAGGATCAGGGCGCGGCCGGCGACCTTCGCCTGGCCGTCGCGGAAGCGCCAGTAGCGCTGGCCGGCGCCGCGCAGGAGGCCGAAATTGTCGATGAACATGCCGAGCAGGTTCTCGGCGATGCCGACGAGGTCGAGCTGCCTCGCCTGGATGGCGCGGCGGACGTGGTCGAGGAACTCCTGGCCGTCGCCGGCCTCGAGCTGCTCATGAATGTCGGTGACCGTCTCGGTGAAGGGATCGATGAGAAATCCCATGCGCGCAAATCCCAGATGGGACCCGCCCTGTTGGTGGGGGGCCCCAAGGGATGGGACCCTACGGGATCAGCGGGTGGGCGCAAATGGGTGGGGCAAATCCCGGTGCGCTTTGTCGTTGGACCCTCGCGCCGGCGGGGGGCCCCGTGATTTTGCCCAGAGGGGGCCGCACCCCCTCGATTCGGTTTCGATCGGCGCCTGATAGGGGTCCCTGTCCTGGCTATGTCCGATAATTTAAGATTATCGGACATGAAATGCGCAGTTAACGCATTGATATCATTGAGTGTGCAACACAGTGCATGCACCGTGCTAGCCCAAGGTAGCGCACCAGTACCAGACCAGTAGGGCAGGCAGGGCACGAATGTTAGAGCGTAGCGCGTACCAGGGCCGCGCGGGCGCGTGCGCCTTGCGAGGCTAGGTCGCGACGAGGGGTGAATTGGAGGGTGTTGCGGTCAAGCTTGTGGTTCACGCTCCGATCCTGATTCTCCCCTGCCGGGCAGCCATGGCTGCCCTGCCGGCGAGCGTTGGCTCGGGGGTGAAGCAGGTGAAGCAGGTGAAGCACTTCCCCATTTAAATTTGCAACGCGCGCGTCATGTGACCCAACCAGGAAATTGACCTTCTGCTTCACCTGCTTCACCCGTAATTCAGTTTCAAACCTACGATTACATTCCCTTGCTTCGTGTGCTTCGTCGATAGTCCTGTGATCGTCGTGAGCCTGGTTGTGAACGGATTGCGCGTGCCTGCCTGGCGCCCGGCCATGCTGGCAAATTGCCTGTAGTTCTCGAACAGCGTCGTCGTCCGCGTCTCCCAGGCGCCGGGATCACCGGCGAGCTCGTCGACCGTCGCGAGCTCGCAACGCTCCTCGAGGAACTGCCGAACCATGTCCTCATCCGAGAAATATTTCTGAGAGGCTTTAACGATCGCCGGAGCCACGAAAAGGTCGTCTGCGGCCAGCCTCGCGCGTGCCCCCTCAAGAGCCCACGCGAGGATGGCCGGGCCCTCGGCATCGACCAATTTGATGTCATAAGCCCGGATTGGCTTGGCGATCGTCGCTCCGAAATCGATTAGGAGGAAACGCCTACGGATCGCCTCGTCGACGTTGTTGAGCGCCGGCTTTTCATTGCCCGCAATGCTGATCGAGCACGCCGGCAGGGCATCGAAAAAGTTCTGATGCATGAACCGCGTAGCGAGGATGTCCCCGCCGGTCAGCTGTTTGATCAGGGCCGTGTTCCAGGCCGCGTTGTGCGGCACCTCGACGGCCGTCACCATCCGCGCCTTGACGATCTTCGCAATCCCGGCCGGGTGATCGCCGCTGCCCGCCTTGGCGATGAGCAGGCCCGGGTCGGCGGCCTGGTGATAGCCGCCGACGAGCCGGGCGATGACCTGCAGGAAGACGCTCTTGCCGTTCCCGCCCGGCCCAAACAGGAAGACGATACGCTGGTCCGGCGCCCGGCCGGTGAGCGACGAGCCGATCCACTCCTGCAGCGTCCGCTGCACCTCGCGATCGCCGCCGGTGACGAGATCGAGGAACGCCTGCCACATCGGCGCCGGCGTGCCGGGGGCCGCCGGCGCGACCGGCACGAGAATGGTAATCCGATCGGCCGGGTGCGCCGGCCGCATCAACCCCGTCTTGAGGTCGACCGTGCCGCCCGGCGTGTTGAACAGGTACGGGTCGACGTCGAACTCGTCCTGCATCGCGAGCATCGTCGGCAGCACGCGGCAGGCCTTCTCGATCGCCCCGTGCGTGCGCTGCGAGTGCAGCGTCTTGCGCTCCGCCGGCGTGATGTGGTTGCCCATCAGCAGTATGTCGGAGATCGTCGAGACGTATTCCGCGACCAGCTGCAGGAACTGCGGCGATCGCCGCCGGGCCCAGTGCGTGCCCTCCCAACGCAGCCAGTGCCCGGCATCGTGATCGTAGAGCCAGCCCTCGTCGACCTGGCGCGCAATCGCCCGGGCGAAGCGCGCCTCCGTCGCCGCGTGATTGTCCTGCATCCATTGCGCCGCGAAATTCCGCCCCTGTTGCCGGAGCGCGTCGAGCTTGTCGGGCTTGGCCGCCATCAAGTCCTCCTCTGCAATCGATTGATGAAATCCAGGGCCTCGCCGAGCCCCTCGACGCCGATGCCGGCGCGCGCGAAGGGCCGATGCGTCAGGCCGGTTTTGAAATCGACGATGGCGAGGCCGCGCGTCCGCGACCACGACACCTTGGCCCGGGCCGAGCCGGTCGAGAGTGGATCGCCTGTGAACGAGCCTGTGAGCCGCATGGGCGGCTCTTTGAGCTGATGCCGCGCCTTTGCCGCCGCCTCGAGCTCGTCGAGGCTGTAGGCCGTCCCATCAGGCTCGTGAAAGACCGTGTCGTCGCCGAGGTCGTAGACCGCCAGCTGCTGCGCCGCGCCCGCCTTGACGCTCGAGTCGAGCGTCAGGCCGGGCCAACCGGCGAGGACCTCGTCGGCCGCATCGATGAGGCCGAACACCGCCGCCCGATCAAGCGCCGGCAGCATCGCCAGCGGCACATCAGCTGGTGAATCACCGCGCCAGGCATAGCGCACGAGAACCGCGCCGGTGTTCTTGTCGTGGCTGTGCGGGCCGAACGCTCCGAACTGCTGCGCGCCGCCGCCGCCGGCGAAGGCCTGGACCTGAAACGTCTTCTCGGCCTTGAACCGGCGCGTGTGGATTTCGTGGAAAGGCTCGCCGTCATAGCGCAGGAAAGCCGCCTCTTTCGGCGGGTTGCCGACGCGCCAAAGCGCCTTGGAAAGGCCCGGCGCGATCGTCTTCGCCCGCACCACCACGGCGGCCAGGATATCCATCCGCGGCAGGTCGAAATCGATGACGAGAAGCGGCGGCTCGACGCGCAACCCGATCGCCGGCCAGCGCAGCTGCCGGGCCCACAGGGCGGCCTGCTGCCGATCGACGAGGACCGAGGGCCAGCCCTTGAGCATGCAGGCCTTGTCCCGGTTCGGGAGCGGGACCCAGCCGTTCTGAACCAGTTGCGGGAAAAGGTGGCGAACAGTATCTGTGATCACGGCGAGACCTTTCCTGGCACGGTTGGGGCGCGTCATTCGAGGCTCAGAACCTGTGGTGGGGTCCGAGCCGCACGTCAGGGCCGTCGGGGTTTTCCAGCCTCCCCGACGGCCCTTTGCTTTTGTTAGGCTTGCGCTCGTGAATCGTCGAGCCAGCGAAGAAAATTATCGACCTCGTCGAGCGAGCGCAGGGTCGCGATCTCGGCGCCGGCGGCGCGGTACTGCTCGTGGCGCTGCTTCTGGTGCGGCGACAGCCGGCCGCCTTTGGGCCGCTTCAACTCCACGAACACCACCCGGTGGCCGAGCACGACGACGCGATCGAAATAGCCGCGCCGGCCGATCGCCGTCGTCTTGTCGGCGAGGCCGCCGCGGGCCTTGATGCCTTCGACGAGATGTTTCTCGACCGTGGCTTCTGATACAGGACGAGGGGGCAGTTTGCCCTGAGAGGACCCCACCAATGCCTTCACGTCATTCCTCCGTTGTCGGCGGTAGCTCCGCCGCCATGCTCGTCAATTGCCCAGGCTCGAGGGCCATGCTGGCGCGCATGCCGGCGATCGTCGACCGCGACTCGTCCTACTCGATCGACGGCACGGCCCTGCACACGGTGATCGAGGAGCTCATCACCGGCAAGACGAGCCTCGACGAGCTCCGCGGCCGGCGCCGCCAGGTCGACGCCCGCGACGCCGTCGTGACGATCACCGACGAGCTCATCCACGACGCCCTCGAGCCGGCCTGGCAGTTCTGGGAGAAATTCCTCGAGGACGTCGACACCTGGCAATTGGAAACCGAGGTCGCCTTCCCGGGCATCCCGGGATCGTTCGGCACGGCCGACGTTCTCGCCCGCGACGACGTCGAGAACATCACGCATGTGGTCGATTGGAAATTCGGTGTCGGCGTCGGCGTGCAGGCCTCGTATGTCGACCCCGACGACGAGGATTTCGAGGTCGTCAATGAGCAATTGCTTTTCTACGCGACCGCCGCCTGGCACACGCTGCCGGACCTGTTCCCGCCCGGCGCCCGCGTGATCCTCTGGATCGTGCAGCCGCGGGCCCAGGATCAGAGCCCCGTCACCGCCGTCGAGGTATCGGTCGCCGATCTCATCGCCTTCGCGAAGGAGATGGGTGAGGCCCTGGCCGTGTCGAAGGTCGCCGGCGCCCCGATCAAGATGGGCCGCTGGTGCCGTTTCGCCGCCTGCCGCACCATATGCCCGCTGCATACCGGGCCGCTCCTCGACCTCGAGGCGATCAGCCAGGGCGCCGCCTCCGATCGGGCGGACCCGGCCTACAAGACGATGTTGCTCGACATCCTGAAGGCGGCGCCGGTGGTCGAGAAGCTGATCAAGGAAGCCCGGGGGCAGGCCCACGTCATGCTCGCCAACGGCGAGGAGCTCGAGGGTTGGAAATTGGTTCAGAAGCGCCCGACGCGGCAATGGACCGTCGACGAGGCCGAGCTCGCCCGCGTCTTGCGCAAGGCCCACAAGGTGAAGAAAGCGCAACTGTACGACAGCGTGCTCAAGTCGCCGGCGCAGGTCGAGAAGATTCTGCCGCCGAAAGGCAAGCTACCGGAGGGCCTCGCCCTGCCCGTCTCCTCCGGCACTTCGCTGGCGCCGGCGAGCGACAAGCGACCGGCGATCGCGATCGAGGCCGGCGCCCTGTCGAAGGTCCTCCTCGATGCGCTTGCCCAATCCGTGGAGGGCGAATAGCCTCGATTCACGGCCGCCCTGCTACCGGGGCGGTCGTCTACCGGAAAGGGTTACCCAATGCCGACAGACGACAACGATCTGCCCGCTTCCCCCGACGCCTCCCGTGCCAACCTGCCGGACCACGCCCGGCGCATGCAGGACCTGCTGGGCGGCCTCTCTAACGTCGCTGCGACGATCGCCGACGCCGGTGGCGTCGCCGGCCAATATCCCTTCATCGGCATCAACAATTCGGGCGTCTGGGCCTTCGGCCAGGACCGCACCGAGGTCGAGGCCGGTTCACTCTGGGCCGTCGACGTGCGCTCGTGGAAACACGGCTACATCGCCTGGCCGGACGAGAAGGCCAAGGAGCGCAAGCCCCTCGGCGAGCGCATGGTGCCGGCGAACGCGCCGCTGCCGAAACTCTCGGACCTGCCGGAGGTCGGGGCGCCCTATCAGGTGCAGTTCTCGTTCGAGATGCTGTGCATGAGCGGCGCCGATACCGGCACCGTGGCCCTGTGGAAGAACGGCAGCCACGGCGCCAAGGTGCTGGTGCAGACGCTCGTCGAGGAGGTTCGCAAGCAGGCGCGGATCAATCCCGATCGCCTCTGCCCGGTCGGCGAGCTCCTGATTCGAACCTACTTTCACCAGCAGTGGAAGAAGGATATCCACAATCCGGTCTTCGCCATCCGCAAGTGGATTCCGTTCGCCGACTACGACGGCTTCGACAAGCCGAGTGAGGCTGCTCCCGAGCCGCAGTCGCCGGCCTCGCCGCCGGCCGCCGCCGGCACCGGCCGCAAGCCGGCACCGGCCGCCGAGGCGCCTGCGGCCGCAGCTGCCGGCGTTGGCCGCCGCCGGCCGCGCGAGCGCACGCAGCCCGCCGCCTGACCCTGCCCCACTGAGGGCCCCGCGCGAGCGGGGCCCGTCTTTTTGGCGGGTCCGATGAATCCCTACGCCCCCGACGCCCTCGTCTGGTTCGATTTCGAATCGCGCTCGCCGGTGCCGATCAAGCGCGGCGCCTATCGCTATGCGGTCGAGGCCGAGGCCGTGCTGCTCGCCTATGCGATCGGCGCCGGGCCGGTGCAGCTGGTCGACCGCCGCGGCGCCGCCCTCACCTACGCCGATTTCCCCGACGAGCTCCGCCAGGCCTACGAGGCCGGCCGCATCTTCTGCGCCTGGAACACCGGCTTTGACCGGGCGATCTGGAACTTTGCCGTCGCCGGCTCGCCGTTCCTCGCCCCACAGCAGGTCATAGACGCCCGTTCGGTCGCCCTGGCTCACAATCTACCCGACGACCTCGAAACGGCCTCCACGAGGCTGGGAGGGCCCGGCAAACAGAAGGACGGGAAAACCCTGATCGCCCGCTTCTGCGGATCGGAGGCCGTCACGGCCGAGGACGACCCCGAGGCCTGGGCGCGCTTCTGCACCTACGCCAAGCGCGACGTCGACGAGCTCCGCCGCGTCTTCCGGGTCATGCTGCCGGCCTTCACCGCCTACGACTGGGAGGTCTACCAGGCGAACGAGGTCGTCAACGACCTCGGCGCCGACGTCGACCTCGCCTTTTGCCGGGAGGCGGCGCGGCTCGCCGCCGAGGACGAGGTCCGCACCGGCGCCCGCCTTTCGGTGCTCACCGACGGCGCCATCACGTCGATTCACCAGAACGTCCGCATCGCCCGCTTCGTCCACGACCGCCTGCCCTCGGCCGAGGCCCGGCTGATGATGTCGACCGTGTTCAAGGAGGAGGCCGACGGCGAGAATGACGAGGACCTCGTCGAGCGCGTCCAGCTGACGATCAAGCGCGGCGTCGTCGAGCGCCTCCTCGATCTTCTCCGCGCGGAGAAAACGCCGGTCGACCCGGTCCTGATGGAGGTTCTCGAGCTCCGTGAGTTCGGCGCCTCGGCGGCGCCGAAAAAGTTTCGCGCCATCCTCGAGCAGCACGTCGACGGCCGGCTCTACGGCCAGTTCCAGTTCAACGGCGCCGGCCAGACCGGGCGTTTTTCGGGCAAGGGGGTGCAGCTGCAAAACTTGACCCGCACCGTCCTCGGCACAGACCCGGGCGACGACTACGGGTTTTGGGAGGAGCCGACGGTGGCGCTGATCGCCGACGGCTGCTCCCTCGAGGAGCTCGCCGAACACGGTCGCGGCGAGGTTCCGGCCCGAAAGCTGGCGCTCACGATTCGCCCGGCCTTCATCGCCCGGGGCAGCAAAACCCTGGTCAAGGCGGATTACAGCCAGATCGAGGCCCGCGTGCTGCCGTGGCTGTCGAAGTCCCGTGGCGGCGAGAAGCTGCTCGACTCCTTCCGCCTCGCCGATCGCGACCCCTCGGCGCCGGACCTGTACAAGGTCACTGCCGCCGGCATGCTGCACAAGACGCCGGAGGAGATCGGCAAGGAAGAGCGCCAACGCGGCAAGGTCGCGGTTTTGGCCTGCGGCTACCAGGGCGGGCGCAACGCCCTGCACTCGATGGCCGCCAACTACCGCATGCACTTTTCGGACGCCGAGGCGCAGGCGATCGTCGACGCCTGGCGGGCGGCCAATCCCTGGGCGCCGCTGTTCTGGGGCAAGCATTCCCGCGACGGCAGCTATGGCCTGTTCGGCGCCGCCCGGCGGGCGATCGAGACGCCGCAGACGCCGATCGAGGTCGGCCGCGTCACCTTCGTCTACGTCCCCCTGCGAAGGGACGGCATGCTGCTCTGCATCCTGCCCTCCGGCCGGCCGCTGATCTATCCCAGCTGCAAAATGCGGGACTATGACATCGTCGACAAGACGACGAAGAAGGTCCTCGACACCCGGCACGGCCTGACCTTCCGGCGCGCTCGAGGCATCATCGCGCTCTATGGCGGCCGGTTCGCCGAGAACGTCACCCAGGCCGTCGCCGCTGACCTGTTGCGGGAATCGATCGTCAGCCTCGTCGGCGCCGGCTTTGCGATCGTCTCGCATGCCCATGACGAGATCGTCGTCGAATGCGAGCGCCGCGATGCCGAGGAGACGGCGGCGGCGATGCGCGAAATCATGACCCGAGACAGGCCCTGGGCCGAGGGCCTGCCGCTCTCTGTCGACGTGACAGAGCGCTGGTACTATTCGGCTGCAAAGAAGGACCCCACCACATGAACGAGCTCGCTGTCACCACCACTAAACTCAGCCCCTACGTGAAGATGCAGTCGGCGATCGCGCGCTGCTATTCGATCGACGAGTGCAAGCTTATCGCCGGAGAGGCGCAGGCGATCGCCGCCTACTACAAGCAGATCAAGGACGATGAGACGGTCCGCAAGTTCCTGCAGATCAAGATCAGGGCCTGGCGGCGGATCGGCGAGATCATCCTCGCTGCCAAGGTCGACCGCGCGCGGTGCCTCGGCAAGAACGGCGAGCCCACCATGACCGCCTACATCCGCCGCATCAAAGAGACGTTTCCAGACGAGCCGGCCGTGCAGAACCTGATGGATCACGAGTTTCGGCAGGCCATCAAAATCGCCGAGGTTCCAGCTGATTTTTTCGACGCGAACGTTGCCGAGCACAGCAATATCGACGGCCTCGTTTATGCCTTTTCGCAGCTGCAGCGGCGCGAATGGGAGGCCTCGCCGGAAGGGAAAGCCGAGATAGCCCGCCGCCGCGCCCGCGATCGGGAGGAGCAGGCACGCGCCATCAAGCAGCAGGCCGAGGCCGCCGCCGACGACAAGAAACGGCAAGCGGAGGACGAGATAAACTCGCGCCGCCTGGCGCGGCTGTACCAGGCCGACGACATCGCTATGAAAGAGGTCGGCATCACCCTTGCCCGGCGTGATCGCGAGGACATGCACGAAACCGTCTTTCTGCTCAAACGCTCAGTGCATGAAGTGCTGCGCCGGGCCGCTTTCGAGAAGCGCATGACCATGCAGGCGATTCTGCGGGCTGGCCTTCTGATGTGGTTCGCGGCGCACGATTACGACGTCTCGGCCAAGGACATGGTGCCGACGAAGAACGAGCGGTGACATGCGCGCAAAATCCGATCTCCGCCCCTACCAGAACCGCGTCGTCACGGCGCTCTACGAAACCACCGGCCTCGTCGCCGTGCTCAAGATGGGCGCCGGCAAGACGGTCGCCGCGCTGACCGCCATCGACGAGCTCATCGGCGACGGCCTCATCCGGCACGGCCTCGTGCTCGCCCCGAAACGGGTCGCCAACATGACCTGGCCGGCGGAGATCGCCGACTGGGCCCACATCCGCGGCCTTCCCTATGCCGTGCTCAACGGCGAGCCGGCGCGGCGCTCGAGGCTTCTCGGCGACGCCGGCAATCGCCAGCTGACGATCGTCGGCATCGACAACACGCAATGGCTTTGCGACGAGCTCGCCAAATTGCCCGACGAGCATCCGATCTTCGACCTGCTCGTCATCGACGAAATCTCGCGTTTCCGATCGCCGAAATCGAAGCGCGCGAAAGCCCTGCTCAAGCACGTCAAGCGGTTCAAGGCGATCTGGGGCCTGACCGGCACGCCGAGGCCCTCCGGCTACGAGGACCTGTTCAAGCCCCTGGCGATCGTGTCGCGTGAACAGCTGTGGGGACGCTCGTTCTACGCCTGGCAGAAAGAGCGGTTCTATCCGGTCGATCGCAACGGTTACGAGTGGGCCATCTTCCCCGATCGCGAGCAGCAGACGATCGACGAGGCCAACCGCTTCATGCTGACGCTGTCGGACGCCGACATGCCGACGCTGCCGCCGGTGAGCGTCGTCGAGCACTACGTCGACATGCCGGCGGAGGTCGTCCGCGAGTACCGGCGCATGAAGCGCGAGCTCCTCGTCGAGCTCGAGAACGGCCGCGAAATCCTCGCCGCCTCGGCCGGCGTCGCCTCCGGCAAAATGAGCCAGATGGCGGCCGGCTTCATCTATGGCGAGGGCGGCAACGAGGACGTCGAGCAGCTGCACGACGCCAAGGCGGAGTGGATTGAGGAGCTCGTCGAGGACCTCGCCGGCGACCCCCTGTTGATCATCTACGAGTTCATCGAGGACCTGCGCCTGCTGCAACGCCTGTTCGGCGCCGGCCTGCCCTACCTCGGCCAGGGCGTCACGGACCGCCAGGCGGCGATTCACATCGACGCCTGGAACGCCGGCAAGCTGCCGCTGATGGCGCTGCATGCGGCCAGCGGGGGCCACGGCCTGAACCTGCAGTTCGGCGGCTCCGAGATGGCCTGGCTGAACCTGACGTGGTCGTCGGAGCTCTACGAGCAGACCGTCGCCCGCATCGTCCGGCCGGGGCAGACGCAGAAGTGCTTCATCCACATCTGCCTCGCCCGGGGGTCCGTCGACGAGGTCAAGCGCATGCGCGTCCTGCACAAGATGAGCCTGCAGGAGGCCTTCGCGGTCTGGCTGAAAAAGGTCTGAGCGTCAGTCCGCCGGCGGGTCCTTGAGCTCGCCGGCGGCGACGAGGCCGAGCGGGTCGCGCTCCAGCTGCTTGGCGGCATAGATGTGATAGAGATACCCGCGGCCCCCGGCGAGCCGGTGGCCGACGACATAGCGATAGTCGCCCATCCACGTCTTGAACACGGCGACGACCTCGCCGGGCCCTTCGTAGCCGGCGCCGCGCTTGTAGACGGCATCGCCGAGGCCGAACCGGATCGTGTTCATTCGTCGAGCACCACAGCCAGGACGATGCGTGCGACGATCCAGAGCACCATCAGCGCGCCGGCCCACATGCCGATGCGGTCGACGATCTCGATCGTCATTGCGGCCAGCCTTCCGCGATCTCGAGGCGCAGATGCGGCGTGATTTCGCGCTGCGCCGCGGTCATGTCGGAGAGCTCCTGCGCTGTCCATGAGCCCACGCCGACGTCGGCGATGACGTGGGTCAGGACGGCGACGAGGGCCGCCAGGCGGTGACGGAACGGCAGGGCGCGAAAGAGCGGATGCGGCGCATCGGCCTCGGCGAGGGAGTTGCAGAGCGAGATGATGTTCGTCGCGGTGATGGCGAACAGCAGCATCCGCACTTCCGCGTCATCCTCGAGCAGGCTCACGGCGCGGGTCACCTGTATGTCGAAGCGCTCCGAGACATGCTGCGCCAGGTCGGCGATGACCCGATTCCTTTTGTCGCTCATACGGCCCCCCTCCCTGCCCTTGCCGGCCGGGGCAGGACGACTCAAGCTAGCAGCCCCACCACACGCCGACGAGGCCCCCATGACCGTGATTTGGAGCCCGCTGCCCGCGGGCCCGTTCGACCTTTGCTACCTCGACCCGCCCTGGCGTTGGAAGACGCGCACGCCCGCCGGCGACGGCAAGGCGCCGCCCTACGGCCGCGTCGAGCTCGAGGACCTGAAGCGCCTGCCGATCGGCGACATCCTCGCCGCCGACGCCATGGTCGCGATGTGGGTGATCGACAGCCACCTCGAGCAGGCGATGGAGCTCGCCCGGGCCTGGCGCCTCTCCTACCGCACCGTCGGCTTCTACTGGGTCAAGCGGACCGTGAACGGCAAATGGCACGTCGGCACCGGCAAATTGACCAGGGCAAACCCGGAGCAGTGCCTGCTCTTTCGGAAGGGTCGCGGCGTCGCCGTCAAGAACCACGGCGTCCGGCGCCTGGTCGAGGCCCAGGTCCGCGAGCACTCGCGCAAGCCGGACGAGGTCCGGCGCGGCCTCGAGGCCCTGTTCGGGGAGTGCCGGCGGGTCGAGCTCTTCGCCCGGGAGTACGCCAAAGGTTGGACGGCCTGGGGCGACGGACTGCCCTCCCCGTAGGGGGCAGGCTATTGTCCCGCAGGGGACAATGGGCTAGAGAGGGGGCGGGCGAATTGCGCCCGCAGGACCCCACCACCGTGAACAAGCTGACCGTGTACGGCCTCCCCCTCAACCCGATGCCCGCCCTCAACGCCCTCCGTGGCGCCTCGTTCTGCGTCTCCTACGCCACCCGGCAGAAGCTGGGCCGGCAGCTGGCCCAGGCGATCGAGCTCGTCGGCGAGGACCAGATGCTCCTCGTCGACAACGGCGCCTTCACCGCCTGGAAATCCGGCGTCGACACCATGAACGACGAGGCCTACCTCGAGGGCTTCGCGGCCTGGGCCAACGACATCCTGGCGCGCTGCCCGCAGGCCGTCGCCGTGCTGCCGGACGTCATCGACGGCACCGTCGAGCAGAACGCGCAGCTGGTCCGCGAGACGATGACGATGTTCGACGACTGCGACCGCCTGATGCCGATCTGGCATCTGCACGAGCCGATCTCCTACCTGCTCTACCTCTGCGAGACGTTCTCCTTTGTCGGTTTCGGCTCGAGCGGCCAGTACGCTTCGCCGCACAGCCCGCTCTGGGCCGCCCGCATCGAGGAGGCCTTCGCGGCGATCGCCAGCTGGGAGGCGGAGAGCGACGGCGCCTACGTCCGCCCGCGCATCCACATGATGCGGGCCCAGTCGAAGCATCACCTGTACCCGTTCGACTCGTCGGATTCGACGAACGTCGCCGTCAACCACGGCGCCCAGCGCAAGCGCGGCGAGGACCTGCCGGCCTTCGCGGCCCGCGTCGACGGTAAGATCCAGGCGAGCGCCGGCCCCTCCGCCCCGCATCAGGTCGCCCGCCCGCTGCTCGCCCATCTCGAGGCCGCTGCGGTGCGGGAGGCCTGGTCTTTCGAGGAACCCGAGCTCCGCCTGGCAGCCTGAGACTTTCCCCCAGGCGCCGGCCCCGGCCGGCGTCTCAGGGAGCGCCTTTGCTCCGAGAGGACCCCACCATGACCACCGCGACTACCGTCAAGCATACCTCAAACACGATCGCCTGGCCGCGCGACTACGGTTCGGGCGCCTGGGAACAGGATTTTCGTTCCGTCTACCAGCTTCACATCGCCGGCGAGCATCGCGGCTGGATCGTCCTGCCGCACGGCTTCGGCAAGGCCTGGATGCTGCTGACCCTGACCGATGGACCGGCCAAGCATCGCGTTCGCAAAGCCAGCAGCCGGCACGCGCGGTCGGCCGAGGACCGCCGTGCGCCGGAGGCCGACGATCCGATCCGCGAGCTTCTCCTCTGGGCCGCGGAGCGGCCGTCGCTGTTCCTGACGCGCGCGGAGGAAAAAGCCGCGAAGGCCGAGGCGAAAGCTGCCGAGGAGGCCGCCGAGGCGAAATGTGCGGCCGAGCGCCAGGCGCGCGTCGATGAGGGCATCGCGCTTACGATCGGCCTCTATCGGCTCGCCAAGCGCCTCGAGGCGCATCGCAGCTTCGGCTTCGAGGTTGCCGAGCTCCTGCGCGGTGCGGCCCGCGAGCTTCCCGGCGCCTTTCCGCCGGGTATCCGCAACGCCGTCACCGCGCTCCTCATCGCCGATCAGAACGAGGAGATTGCGTGATGCCCTTCGCTCGCACCGACAACCCGACGCCGGCCGCGCTCGCGAAGCGCATCCGGCGCCTTGCCGAGGCGCTCCGCCTCTCCGCGAATCTCATGCCGAACGGCTGGCTGATCGTCGACCCGACGACCGGCTATGCCGACGGCTACAAGCTGACCGCCGAGCAGGCGCTCGAGCTCCTCGAGCGCCGCAAGGCGGCAAGGAGGCGGTGATGCGCGGCGTCCGCCTTTCGCACCGCAACCTGCGCTCCTACGGCCTGCCGCAGGCCGCGCGGCCTCTGGCCGCCCGGGCCCTCCGCGAGGCCCGCGAGCTCGTCATGCCGATCGGCGACATGAATCGCCATCGCAACAGCGAGGGCCGCGACCTGCGCGGCTACCTCCACTCCGTCGCCGTCCTGCAGGCGGCCCGGGACCTGGCGCAGCAGTACCTCGAGGACTGCTTCTTCGATGCGGACCCGGCGGAGTTTCCGCCGGATTACGAGGACCTCTGGTTCCACACGGCCGTGGCGATCGACAACCGCCTCGGCGTTCACGGCCTCACCGTGGAGGACGCGGGATGAGCCGCGCCCTTCTCATCGCCGCGGCGATCGCCGGCGCCGTCGCCGGCTCCGCCGCCCTCTCAGCTGCCCGGGCCGAAACCTGGCCGGAGCACATCGAGGCGGCGCTGCGCCACAACGCGGACCGCTTCGACCTCGACCCCGAGGAGCAGGCCGAGCGCCGCCTGTCCCTCGAGCACCAGCGCTACTGCACGGCGCCGTCGGTGTTCAGCCGGCGGGTCTGCGAGGCCCGGCGGCGGCTCTTCGAAGAGCGTCAGCCATGAAGCGCCACTCGTTCGCGGTCCTCATGGTCCTCAACCTGGCGCTTTGGGCCGGCCTGCTTATCCTGGCCGCCTGGCTCGTGCGGAGTAGCTGGCCGTGAGGACCACCATCACCGAATACCGCTGCGATCGCTGCGGTTACTGCGAGGGCGCCCGCGAGGGCGCCCTTTGCGTTACCGGCCGCTGGCGCCGGCTGTTCATCACCGGCCTCGAGAACGGCCCGGCGCCGGACACCGAGGCCGAGCTCTGCCCGGCCTGCGTCGCCGGCGTCGCGGCCTGGTTCAAGCGTCCGGCCGAGATCGACGCGCGGATCGCAGACGGGCCCGCCGCTCCCGCATCGCCAGAGGCTTCAGGGCCAGGAAGCCCCCGGCCCGGTCGAACCCGACGGCCTGGACGAGCTCGCGCCATTCCGGCGGAAGATCGTCGTACACGGCCGTCTCGGCGTTTGCCCTAGCCAGATACTCCTCGGACACGGAATCGCCGTCCACGGGCCTGTACGGCCGTTTCTGCAGGGTCCGGCGGCGCGGCATCAGCGGCTGAACTTCTTGCCGATGCTGAGGGCCTTGGCCGCCTTGGCCGCGAAGGTCGGCGCTTTCGGCGCCTTCGCCATCATCGGCGAGGCGACGGGTTTCGCCTGCTTCGGCACGCCGAGGGTCGGCATGGATTTCGGCATGGTGACGGTCTTCGGCTTTCCGGCTTTCATGTCTCATCCCCGTTGATGACCTGAACGTCGATCCTGACCCCGGGCGGCGCCGAGATGATGACCGAGACGACCTGCTCGCCAGGCTCCGGCTCCGGCTCCGGCTCCGGCGACGGCTCGACATAGGCCGCCGTGAGCGCCGCCATGAACGCCTCGTGGTAGCCCTTGATCAGGTTGCCGATCGAGACGCCGTTCGACCACGAGGGCACGGTGTTCTTGTCCCCGTTGATGATCTCTCTCGCTTCGAAGACGTCATTTTTGGTCCCAGAAAAATATTTGGCGAGATTGTTCGGCGTGCCGCCCGACGAACGGAACCAACCTTCGTTCATTCCGACGAACATCGTCGGGCTCGCGTACTCGAGGGTCAGCTGGAGCTCCGGCGCCCAGTAGCAGGAGGTGTTGTTCTTCCACCCCATCCTACTGTCGGCCTTTTTGTAATTGTCGGCCCAGGTAAGTTGGATCAGGCCGCGCCCATAATACGCCTTGCCCGTCGTCGGATCAGGCTTGGCGTAGCTGGCGTTGCCGCCTTTGCCGTACTCCTCGATCGGCCACATCTTCATGCCCGTCTCGTGCGCAGACTGCGCCAATGGATTCGCGAGGTAGCGCAGGTCTGAGTTCGACGGCTCCCAGCCGTCCTCCCAGGCGTCGAGGATGGCGTTGAGGCCATCGACCTGCTGCTGCGTCAGCGAGCCGGCGAACGGCTTTTGGCGGACCTTCGAAAAGAACACGTCGCGATCGATCGGCATGTGCCACTCCCCTCATATCCAGACCCACCAGATCACGCCCAGGGCGAAGATCACTGCCGCAATGCCGAGCGCGATGCCGACGTCGTCCTTCATGGCGTGTTCCACGCATACCAGAGGCCCCACAGGATGATCGCGGTCACAAAAGCGCTGATCACCACGGCAATGCATCCCAGCTGCGTGTCCTTGTTTTCCGTCATCGCAGGTTGATGCCGGTGTTGTAGCCGATCGCGTTGAGCAGGAGGACGCAGACGATGATCACCGCGACGACGACGACGCCGAACCGGACAACCTTGCCCAGCGGCTCCGGCGGCGGAAACGTCTGCAGGGCATAGAAGACAACCCAAACCACGACCAGAACGATGATGAGGCCGACGGCGAGCGTGATCATTACTTTTTCTCCCGTGTCCGTTGGTCGGCGAGAATGGCGCGCAGGAGCCCGCCCATCTCCAGCATCGTCTTGCAGGCCGAGGCCGCGTCGGTCGCCGTGATCGTCCCGGGCACCTTCGTGCCGACGACAATCTCGAACTGGCCCAGCACTTCGACGCCCGAGATCACCGCCGTCTTCTCGCTCTGTCCCGAGAACGAGTAGGTGATGATCTGGCAGGGCACCTGCATGTCGATCTCTTTCGCGTACGACATGATCTCGCGGCGGAGCTCGCTGTCGTGCAGCAGCTGCCAGACCGCATACGACGGAACCGCCAGGACGACGAGGATCGCCATCACGAGGACGTTCTGGAACGTCAACGACCTCAAAATATTCGCCAGCGTCTCAATGACGCCGAGACGTGAACCGTTGCGCGTCGGTGTCTCCGGGGCGCTCAATTAGACCTCCGTCCGATCTCCCGCCCTGGGCTGGTTGTCTGCTGCGGAAAGGGATCGGCTGGGAGACGCGACAGCAAGGCTGCGTTCTCCTTCGCCATCCCCAACAGCGCATCGAACTCCTGCTTGTGCATCGTCAACAATTCCGTCGTCTGTGTCTGTTGGACCTGAAGCAGCGCCTCCAGATGTTTCTGTTGCCCCGTGATCAGGATGTTCAAAAAATAGACCGCCGCTGCGATGCCGATGCAGTTCAGGATGACGACGCCGAGCATCCACGGCGCACGCCCCTGTGTCGTCGACAGGCCTTCGACCACGGCCGACGTCGCATGCCCGGCGAGCTGCATGGTCGAGGTCGGCAATGGTCGTCCGGCCGGATCATTCACGGCGATGCCTACTCCGAGCGTGTCGCTCGTCATCAATAGACCCACTCCAGGTCGACGTAGCTGTCAGCCGCGAGCGTGACGGCGTTGCCGTGTGCGCCGAAACTCAGTGCCTTGAGAACGGTTGGCGGATTGAAGGCTGCACCGGCAGCCCAGAACTGGATCAAGCCCTGGTAGTGGTTTCCCGATTGCAGCGACGTGCTGTAGCACTTGCCGAGCAAGAGTTGCGTGCCGGTGCGGCTGAGTTGCAGCGAACCATCGAACTTGACCGGGCAGTTTGCAGAGGCACTTGAGATCGTCATCAGCGCATAGGATGCCGTCGCTGACGGCAAGGCGGCCGGGCCGGCGACGCTGCCGAAATAAGAGCCGGAATAGCTGTAATCTGCCGCGCCGGCAGGGAACGTCGTCCCGTCCACAGACCAGCGCATCGAGGCCGACAGCGACGCGGCATTGTTGCCGATATTGATGCTGCCGGAAAACTTCACGGCCCGCGCGTTTGTCGGCACCGCAACCGGCACCCCGACTTGCGTCGCACCGTCGAGAACGAGCGTCTGCGACTTCAGCCGCCAGATTCCATTGACACGAACATACTCGCCTCCCGTCTGCGGCGCTTCGCCGGGCGCGTTCGACTGCGGGATGTCGGCCGACGCGCCGTGCCACTTCAACTTGACCCAAGAGCCGACACCGAAAGCGCCTCCCCCTGTCAGCAGGAAGCGCAGAGCCGCAAGGCGCAGTGCGCTGGTCGCTGTTGTGTTCGCATACCCATAGCACCACGCTGAGATAATACCGCTCGTGGTATCGAGCGTTTTTGAATAAGCGCGCGCGACGAAAACATCACCCGCCTTCCTCTCGACCGTCACAAACGCATCGATTTGATGGGGTGCATTAATGTTTGAACCCTGCAATCCAAGCTCAATCATGTTCTTAGCAGTGTTCGCATTGCCGCTCCACAAAGGCGTCGGCAACTGAACGTGCCATCCATTCTCAGTAGCATAATCCGATGCGCCGGAAGCGAACGTCGTCCCATCTCCCGACATCCGCAGCGCAAGCTGCTGACTGGCAACGGGAATGATCGAGGCGATGATTTCGACGCCCTTCGCCCACGTTGGCACCGGCACGTCCTTGGTGACCAACCCCGCGAGATCGAAGAACTGCTCTGTCGGCGTGCCGGCAATCGGCCCGCCGGCCCAGCCGACGCCGTTAAAGACGTAGCCGTTGCTCGCGTCGCCGATAGCGGGGTTAGCGGGGAAATCGAACATCACAGCCACTCCACGATGACGCGGCCGTCGCCCATCGCTTGCCCGCCCGCAAGCAGTATCTTCATCGCTTTCAACCGAGCATTCGACGGTGCCGAGCCGAAAGCTCCGCTGAGATAGTTCGACATCACCATGGTGCGATAAGCGACGCCCGCCGCGTTGCTGTAGACGGAAGAGCGCGCCGTGATCTCCCACACGCTGTTCGGCAAGCGCTGCAACGAGACTTCCGCAATGCCTTGATGCCCGACTGATGTATTCTCACCGCCATAGTCGAGGAACGCATAGGTGTATCCCGTCACGATGGAATAGCTGACCGATGGCGTGGGACTGCCTTGCCCAGTGATACCGGCATTGTAGTAGTCGTTCAGCGCGGACGGGAAGGTCGTCCCGTCTAGCGAGCAGCGCATGATCAGACTGTAGGCCGATCCCGTCGCGCCGGCATGGCTGATGAACCACGTCAGCCGCGCCATCATCGGGTTCCACGATGTCGGCACCGGAATGTCGAGCTGTGTCGCGCCGGACGCGATGTCGAACTGCTGCTTCTTCACCCGCCACAGGCCGTTGACCATGACGTATTCGGCACCATCGGCCGGCGGCAGGATCAGGCTCGCGTTGACTTGCAGCCAGTGCTTCTCGCCGGTCGGATCGGGATAGCGCAGCCAAAGTGCTCCGGTGTCCGTTTCGAACCACATTGATTTGTCTTGCGGCAGCGTCGGAGCGGTGTCGCCAACCTCGATCACAAGGCCGCCGGTCGGCCCTGGTGCGCCATCGGCCCCAGGCGGACCCTGCGGCCCCGTCGCGCCCGCCGGCCCCTGCGGGCCGACGTTCCCCGACTGCATCAGCCATGCGCCCTGGGCGGCGCTCCACTGGTAGCGTGTCGTGCCGAGCGTGACCTGCTGGCCGTCCGTAGGCGTCGCGGGAAAATCAAACGGCACCGGCTGCGGCCTCCAGGGCCTCGATGCGCGCCTGCTGGCGCTTCACGACCTGCTGCAGGGCCGCGACGATGCCAGCGAGGTCGACGTGGACGATGTCGAGCTTGTCCTCGTAGATCGGCGCGCCCTGGCGCTCGACCTCGATGGTGGCCGGCGGCTCCTCGCCCTCCTTGTCGCCCGCCTGCCACTCCATCCAGGCCGGGTTCGGGGCCTGCTCCTTGATGACCTCGTACCCGACAAGGGTCTGATCCTCGCAGGCCGAGAAGCGCGGGTCGGTCGCATAGGCCTGCTCCGCCGAGAAGCCATAGCGCGTGAAGCCCTCCGGGTCCGCCGTGCCCTTGGGTCGGTAGTAGATCGGCACGAGGTCGAGGACCTTGTCGGCCCAGGGGTCCTGCAGCATCTCGATGTCGGTCTTGTAGCGTACGCTCGACGTCGTCCGGCGGATGGCCCCGCCGGTCGTGCAGTTGGTGTTCGCCGTCGAGGACAGCACGTCGGAGCCGGTAAGCGCCCCGATCAGGTAGCCCTGGACGTTGATGTTGCCGGAGGACTGCACCTCGGAGCCGGCCTGGAACGTGCCGCTGCCGTAGGCGGAATAGCCGCCGTAGCCGCAGATCATGTAGTACGAGCCCGACGCGCCGAAACCGATGACGCCGCCGAGAGCGCCGGGGTTGCCCTGGATGGCGTACTGGTTCGACGGCCCCGTGACGCTGATCGGCTTGGCGAACGTCGCGCCGCCGCTGACGGTGAGGGTGCCGGCACTGTCGACGTAGAGCTGCCCGGTCGCGCTGCCCACCCCGTTCGGGCGCAGGTAGACCACCCCTGCGCCGGTTGCCCCGAGGATCGCCGCAGCGCTGCTAGAGATGAAATTCGAGACTGCGGTGACGTTGCCGCCCGCCGTGAGGTTGCCCGCAGCCGACAGGCTGCCGCTGATCGTGCCGCCCGATTGCCACGCCGCGCCGGAACGCAGGTAGGCATTGGAGTCGATCGGGGCCTCCGGCATGCCGGCGGCGTTCACCTGGACGTACTGGGTCGAGTTCGGGTCCTGATAGTTCAGGAACAGGGCCCCGAGATCGCTGTCGAACCAGAGGCTCGAAACCGGCGCGCCCACCGGCTTGGTATCGCTGACGAGGATCGGCGTCCCGGCCGGCCCCACAGGCCCCTGCGAGCCCGTGGAGCCGGTATCGCCCTTCGGACCCTGCGGACCCTGCGAGCCGGTCGCGCCGGTCGGCCCTGGGTTTCCCTGCGGTCCCTGCGGCCCTGTCGAGCCGGTGGCGCCGGGCGGCCCCGGCACGGTCGAGGCGGCGCCGGTGGCGCCGGTGTCGCCTTTGTCGCCTTTGGCGCCCTGCGGGCCGGTCGGCCCCTGGACGCCGGGCACGCCCTGGATGCCCTGCGGGCCCTGCGGGCCGGTCAGGCCCTGGTCGCCGGACGCTCCCGGCGGGCCGGTGGCGCCTGTCTCGCCGGGCAGCCCTTGCGGGCCCTGCGGGCCGGGCGGGCCGGTGTCGCCCTTCTCGACGGCGACCCATTCTCCGTCCTGCCTCCCCCAGACTTGGCCGTCGTCGGGGGCATCGGCCGGAATCGCCGAGACGGGGATGCGCCGGACCTGATCGGGCGTGGCCCCCGGATTCCAGGCCGGAACGTAGGTCGTCGAGGGGTCGAACGGCCCCGCCGCCTCGAGCTTCGAAATGTCGAGGTTGATCGTGTACTCCGGCGCCTGCTGCTCGACGCGGATGCCGATGCCGCCGTTGAGCCGGCCGGGGATGGCAACGTAGCCAAGCCCGATCTCCTCGGCCGCGCCAGGCTGCTGGTTCGGGATGACGAGGGAGCGCGGCTCCTGGCGCAGTGCATTCGCGGCCGGGTCAGTGACCGGGCCGGCGACCGGGGAGCCGCCGGCGCCGATCGCCGGCGGCGTCGTGCGCGGCTCGACATGGGTCGGCCAGCCGACGGCCGGGTCGACGTCCGGCCCGACGTACAGGGTCGGCGGCGGCAGGGCGTTCGGGCCGCGCGTCATCAGAGCACTCCCGCGACGAGGGGCAGGCGGCCGATGAGCAGCTGCGCCCGCGAGCCTGTATCCTTCTGCCGGTACTGGATGCCGACATTGACGCCGCCGGGCCCCATCTGCCGGATGGCGTTGTGGGGCACGACAATCGAAATCAGATTCGGGTCGAGCAGGCTGACGACGCCCGAGCCGTCGTCCGAGCTCGCCTGGTAGAACGGCGCCGTGTCATAGCCTGGCGCGTCGGGAAAGCTGCGCGAGCGCAGGCCGTAATCGTCCCAGCTGACGGCGTCCGGCGACATGCCGAGCACGACGAGATCGACCGCCTTGTCCCAGCCGTTGATGCCCGGGACCAATAAGCGGTAGGGGAAAACCCAATCGGCGCCGGCCGAGGCGGTCTGAAATTCGACGCGCTTGACGCCTTCGTAGCCGGGCATCGGCGGCCTCCTAAAGCTTGATGTACCAGCACACGAGCAACATCGGCGGCACGGTGTTGTGCGGCCGGTCGCCCATGTCGGTGCCGTTCGAACCGTCGTTGGTGATCGGGTAGTTCTCGGTCTTGTTGTGCCACTTGTCGTCGCCGGTGCCGTAGGCCGGCGCCGGCGGTGTCGTCGCGGGCTTCGCCGAGAACGCGCCGATGTACTGCAGCGTCGTGCCGTAGCCGACTTGGCCGGAGGTCGCGTTCCAGTTGACGAGATAGACGCCGGCCGTGTGATTCTGAATCGAGATGCCGGCGCCGTGGTCCTGAATGTTGACGCCCGACTGCGAGAACAGCGGCGCGTGCCCGCCGGCGCTGTCGTTCCAGAGCGAGTAGGAGTTGCCGCCGCGCGCGACGAAGGCGTTCGACTCCGTCGGGTCGGAGAGGACGCCGTGCGTGTGCGAGGGGTCGGTGACGCCGTGAATGTGGCCGTCGTCGTGGACGACGTGCGTGTGGCCGCGCGCATCAATCCAGTCGTGCAAGTGAACCGCGAGCTCCGTCGGCGTCAGCTTGTGGACGGCCTCGCCGCCGTTGGCGCCGAGCATCCAGGGTTTCTGGTAGTCCTCCGGCTGATATGGCTTGTCGGCCTCGGTGATCAGCGGCATCAGGTTGAAGGTGCCCTTGTCGAGGCGGCCCGACACCGAGATGTTGTTTGCGGCGTCGAAGCCGTCGACGCCGCCAATCAGCCGGCCCCACATGTCCGGCGTCGCGATCTGCTTGTTCAGCTGCCAGTCGCCGTCGGCCGAGGCGCCTTTCACCGGCATCAGGATGTTGTAGGCGTCCTGGCCCCACAGCCAGATGAAGAGGTCGTAGCAGTCGTCATGCGCCATGCCGGTGGCGTTCGACAGCGCGCTGCCGATCGTCTTGCCGGAGCACTCGACCCAGCCGTCGATCGAGGCGTGGTTCGACCACATCGGTTTCATGTCGCCGGTGCGCGCGAGCGCCGTCGGGTCGGGCACGTCCGGCGCCGGCGGCGGCACCGTCGGCACCGCCGCCGGCAGCATATCCAAGTCCTCGATCAGAACTTGGAATTGATCGAACACGCGGACGCGGTAGCCGGGATAGGGAAATTCGCCGACATAGATCGGCGGCATGCGCGAATAGCCGGTCGTGACGACCGGCTGCGTGAACGGAATCGTCAGCGCCGAGTCGGTGTAGACGACGATCGGGTCGAGCGTTTGCGCCTTGTAGAAAAAGGCGTTCGCCTGCTTCGGTTGACCCGTCGCCTGGTCGAACCACGAGGTCAGCGAGAGTGGGCAGAGGATTGAGTTTTCGGCCATCTCAGCGCCCCTCCGCCTCGCGCCGCCGGCGCTCTTCCTCGTCCATCAGCTGCTGCTGGTAGGCGCCGTAGCCGCCGACGAGGCTGGGCCCGCCCGGCGGCAGCCGCTTCTCGCCGCGGGTCCGATAGACCTGATCCAGCTGCGACAGGAACGCGCCCGGGTCCGGCGCCGTCATGATGCGGGCATGCGAGATGTTCTCGGCCCGGTTGCGGCCCTGCACGAAATCGGGCGCGAACTTTTCGTAGAGCTTTTTTAGGCCGCCGATGACCGCTTGGTCCCAGGTCGGCGCCTCGGTGAGGGGCGCCTTGACCTTGACGCCCTCGACGTCGGGAATCTCTTTCTGGCCCTGCTGCCGGCCGGCCGTCGCCGAGGCCGACTCGATCTTCTGATGCGTGCCCTGCTGCCGCGCCAAGCCCTCGAGGCGGGCATTGAAGGCCGCCGCCTCGTCGTTGCCGAGCATGATCCGCAATTTCTGCTGCGACCAGTCCGAGCGCAGGTTGTTCATGCCCTGCGACCAGTCGTTCGTCGCCGGCCCCATGAGCTCGTTGATGCCGTCGCGGGCGCCGATCCGAAAGGCCGTCTGCTCCTCGCTCGACATGTCGCGCCAGCGGCGCTGGAACTCGTCCGGCCGCTCCGCGCGCTTGAAGAGCTCGCGGCCGTTGTTGACGGCGTCGACGATGTCGCTGTCGGTCTTGTAGGTGCGCGAGGCCTCGCCGTAGGCGGAGGTGTTGTCCGGCCGTCGGCTCGCGTTCTCGAGGGCCTCGTTGACGAAACTTCGCGCCGTCTCGAGGTCCTTCGTCGAGCCGCCGGCGCGCTTCGTCTTGTCGATGCGATCGGTGAGGAGGTCGCGCAGCTGCGTCGAGGAGGTGTAGCCGTGTTCGCCGCGCGCGTAGTCGCCGAGCTCCATCCAGGCCTGATGTTCGGGCAGCGGCTTCAGCGTGCCCTTGTGGACCGCGTCCGGCACCATGGTGTCGATGAAGGCCGCCGCCCGGCCCTGGTCGACCGGCTGGTTGCCGACGAGCCGTTCGGCCTCGTCATAGAGCGCTTTGGCGCGCTGCCGGCGGGCGTCGCGGAGGTTCTCCGTCATGTCGGCGAAGTTGCTCTCCCGGGGCGCGATCACGCGATCGAGAGCGGAGTTCAAAAGGCTGTTCTCGCCGCGCAGGGATTCGAGCCGGCGGGTCAGGAAATCGCGGATCGTCTGCTGCTGCGGCCCGGGCTTCGTGTAGAGCCCTTCCGTCTGCCCGCGCAGGCGCGGCGAGACGTCGGACAGCGTCGCCTCCGGCCCGACGGCCTCGAGCTCCGCGCGGACGCGGGTCGGGCCGCCGGTGTCCTCGATCGCCTGGCCGGCACGGATGGCGGCGGCGGTCCGCGTCGGGCCGACGCCGGGCAGGTCGATGGTCGCGGCGGTCCGCTCCGGCCCCATCGCCTTGGCGCCGGCGGCGCCGCCGACGGCGCCGCCGACGATGCGGCCGATGTCGGCCCATTTCTCGAGGCCGAGCTGCTCGAGGGTGTAGCCGGTGCCCTCGGAGATCGCCGCCGGCGCGACGCCCTGGGCAATGAGCTCCTTGATCAGGGCGACGCCCTTCGCCGAGAGCGGCCCCACCTGGCGCAGGGCGCCCATGACCGAGGTCGGCCCGGCGCCGCCGACGAACTCGCCGACGATCTGCCCGTAATGGCCGGCCTTGCCGGTCGGCTGATAGTTGATCACCGGGTCGAGGGCGGGGATGCGCTTGACGGCGTCCTGCCGGAAATCCTCCCCCGACGGCCAGACCTTGTCCGGCTGGCCGGCGATCTGCGCCTCGAGCTTGGCACGATGCTCCGGCCCGTAGAGGTTCTCTTGCAGGTCGAGCCAGCCCTTCTGCAGGCCCTGGTAGATGTCGGTCGGGGCGCCGCCGATGCCGACGATGCCGCGAACGACGCCGGAGCCGGCGCCCTTCAGGGCATCGCCGACGACGCCGGAATTGCGCTGCGCCTCGAGCTCCGCCCGGCGGGCGTCGACGGAAGCCTGGAAACTGTTCCCGGGCGGCAGGGCCGGAGCGCCAGGTGCCGGGGCGCCGGGCGCCGGAGCGCCAGGTGCCGGGGCTTGCGGCCCGCCCTCGCCGCCGGCGAGCTCGCGGCGGCGCTTCTCGACCCGTTCCTGAAAGCTGGGACCGCCCGCCATCACAGGCCTCCCGCGTTGAAGCCGTACTCTTTTTTGCCGGTCTGCGGGTTCGTCCAGACGTACCAGCCGGTGACCCGAACGGCCTCTTCCTCGTCCCTGACCGGAATCGCGGTCTTCTTCGTCTCACCGGGCTGCGGCCCGGTCGTGCGGACCGTGCCGTCGGTGTTCTTGTCGGGAAAGGCGGCGTCGTCGACGCGCTCGAATTGCTGCGGTTTCCAGCCGCCGGTGACGTCCTCCGGCTTGAGGCCGGCGGAGCGGGCCCGGTTCTCCCAGCCGCGCGTGTGGCTTTCGACGCCGCCGCGACGCTCCTCGAGGATTTGCCGGGCGACGTTGAACATGCGCGCGCGGCCGGTCGCGGTCAGCGAGCCGCCGCCCTGGATTTGGTTGAAGAAGCCCCAGAGGCGTTGGTCGACGCCGCCGGCCGACTGCGCGTTCGCGGTTTCCGTCGCCGACACCGTGGAGTTCGGATCGATCGATTTGAACAGCTGCACGACGGCGACCATGTCGGAGATGCCGTTGCCCTGGCTCAAGGCGCCGCGCAGGCCGCCGACGGCGTTTTCGAGTTTGCGGTAGTCCTTGACCGCCTCGTTGCCCTCCCAGGCCGTGGCGTACTCGCGGATGCGCTCCGGGGTCTTCGACTCGCGCTCGTCCGGCATCGAGATCGGTTCGGGCTTGATGTTGCCCTTGTCGTCGCGGGTCATGCGCCAGGGGCGTTTGTCGTCCTTCGTCGTGAAGCGCTCGCGGCGCGGGTCGCCGGGCAGGATGATCTCGTCCTGATTGCCCTGCGCACCGCGACCCGGGATGACCGGGATGTACTGGCCGCCGGGCGTGCGCTCGTAGACCGTGCCGTCGGCGCCGGTCACCGTCTGCGCGTTCTTGCCGGCGCCGGTCGTCGCCGCCGACATGGCGTTGATGCCGCCGACGATCGCGCCAACCATGCCGGCGTCGCCGGACTGAATCGCGTAGCCGAGCGAGCGCATCATGCCCGGCGTCATCATCGAGAGCGCGTCCGGCACCAGGCCGAGGCGGTTCGCGGCGGCGACGGCGTGCGCCGGAATCCCGCCGGTCGCCTGCGGATCGCCGGGTCGCGGCTGCGGCTGCTGCGGTGCCGGTGCTGGTGTCGGCGCCGGGGTCGGCGCGGGTGTCGGCGCCGGGGTCTGCACGATCGGCGCCGGCACGGCCGGCGCGTTGCGCTGACCCGGTCCGGTCTGCCGGCGCACGGACGGCGTCGGTTCGGTTTGCGCGTCGATGATCGGCTGCATCGGCTCCGAGCCGACGACGGCGCCCTCGCCCTGCGGGCGCGGCTGCACGACGAGGCTCGCCTGCGGCCCCGAGCCTGGCGGCGGCGGCGGCGGCTGCGCCTGGGCCAGCTGCTGCGGCACGAAGTTAGGATCGGCGGAGGCGACCTGCACGCCGCCGTCGGGGCGGCGCGGCATCTGCGGCGGTGGTTCCGGCTGCGGCGTCGGCGCCGGCAGCGGCTGCGCCACGGCCTCGGCGGCCTGGCCGGGGAGGGGCGCGATCGGCGGCGTCTGCGGCGGCGGCGCCCCCGGGGGAGCTCCGCCGCCGCCGCCGAGCGGCACCGGCTGGAACAGTGGCGCTCCGGCATTCGTCTGCGAGGGGACCGGGTTGCCGGGTGTATTGGGGGCGCCGGGCGGAACGCCGCCTGGTGCGCCTGCGGGGCCCGCTGGCGGGCTTCCGCCCCCTCCGGCCATGGCACCACCCACGGCCTTGGCAATGCCGCCCAGGACGCCCCCAGGGCCGCCCTGACCGCCGCCCTGGCCCTGCATGCCCTGCACCATGCCGTTCAGCTGCCCGAGCATGCCCTGCAGGCCGCCGGGGACCCGGGAGGCCATCGCCATGAAGGCCTGGCGGATCGGCGCCGGCGCCTGCGCCAGGGCGGCCTCGATCTGCTGCATGGTCGGAACCCCGCCGGCGGGAGCTCCGCCGGCGGGTCCTCCAGCGGCGGGAGCCGGCCCGCCGCCAGGCGCGCCGCCGCGAAGAGCGTTCAGGACAGGGAGGCCCTCGTCTGGCTCCTTCTCGCCGCGGATTTCGCCGTGGCCTTTGACACGGTCGACGCCGATGCCGAGCTGCCCCTGCAGCTGCTTCGTCAGCTTCGTCGCCGCCTCGATCTGCTGCGGCGTCGCGTCCTTGGAGTTGCCGACAAGCGAGATGCCGATGCTGTTCGAATTGTCGAAACCGCTGCCGGCATGCGTGTGGTTGGTCCGCGCCGAGAGCGGCGCCGCCTGCACGATCGAACCGTCGCGATCGACGAGGAAGTGGTAGCCGTAGGGCACGCCGCCCCGGTTCGGATCGCCGCGCGAAATCTTCAGAGCGCTGTCGAGGTCGGGCGTCGCCGTGTGGTGCAGGACGATGCCGCTAAACGGCTGCGCGTTCGCGGTCGCGGTCTGCCCGAATCTCTGCCCCGGCTGAAACACCGGCCGGACCTGCAGGTCGGGCGACTGGAAGACGTCGCCGCTCCCGCCGGTGCCGATCGGCCGCGCCGGCGGCGTCGGCTGCGGCTGCGCGGCGGTGCCGCCCTGCTGCGCGTAGACATTCGGCGGAATGCTCTTGATCAGCTTCTGGAAATCCAATTTTTCCATCGGCCGGCCGTCGATCGAGAACTGCCCCGGCAGGCCGTTCGGCGCCTGCTTCAGGCGGCCCTCGCGCACGGCCTTGATGAACTCCGGCGAGTCGCCGATGCGGTTGAGCTCCGCCTCCGAGATGCCGAGCTTGCGGCCCATCTCGATGAAGCTCTGTGTGATCGGACCCTTGAGGCCGAGGGCGGCCTGGGCCTGCTGCGCCGGCGCCTGCGGCACGAACGTGGGATCGTTCGACGCCAGCTGCACGCGGCCCTGCGGGCCCTGCGCGACGTTGCCGGGGATCGGTACGGTCGCCGAACCGGCCGGCGCCGGCGCCGGCGCCGTGGCAGCCGGCGGCGCCGGCACGGGTGGCTTTGGCGGCACCGCAACGGCCGGCGCGGGCGCCGGTCCAGAGCCGGTCGCCGTCGAGTATTCGGGACCCGGTGCCGGCTGGCCGCCGGCGCCGCCGCCGGCGGCAGCAGCTGCACCTGGCGCGACGTAGGTCCGCACGCCCGGCTGGCCGGGCACTTTCGCCAGCTGCGGCGCCGCAGCGGGACCGGCCGTCGAGCCCACCTGGCCGGTCCAGTGCCGGACGAAATCGCCGACGGTCGCAGTCTTCGGCAGGGGGCCGAGATTCGACAGCGCGTTCGTGCCCAGCACGCTCGCGACCGGCGCGTTCGGATCGGCGCGGAACAGCTTCGTCGCGCCGCCGACGCCCTGCTGGTGCGCCAGGTAGAGCTCGCCCGGCGTCGGCTCGCGGCCGAGCACGGCGGCGAGCTCCGCCTTGTTGCCGAGGGTGAACTGGTTGAAGGCGCGGAACTGGTTGTCGACGTCGGCGAGATTCGCGTTGGTGACGCCGTACTGCTTGCCGGTCGACGGCAGAAACTGAAACAGCCCCATCGCGCCGGAGGTCGGGTTCTTGATCAGTGGATTGGCGCCGCCGCCACTTTCGACGCCGATGACGCGGCGATAGTAGTCCTCCGGCAGGCCGCTCTGCTGCGCGGCGGCCTTGATCTTCGCCTCGATGTCGGCCGAGAGCGGTTTGTTGGAGAGCTCCTGCGGCGACGACACGCCGGGCGGCAATTGCCCCGGCTGACCGGAATAGGGACCGCCGGGCTGTGACAGCTTCGAAGCGTCGAGCCATTCCTGGCCCGATTTGCGCTGGAGCTCGCGGGCGTAGCTCGTGTCGTACTGGTTCTTGAAGGCTTGCCCGATGCCGGCAATGCCCTTCTGCAGCTGTTCGGAAACGTCGACCGGACCCCAGACCGGCTTTGACGGCGCCGGCGTCGGCGTGAGCGGGTTGTTGCGGACAAGGAACGGGGAAATCTGCAGCGCCATCGCCCGCTCCTATTTGCCGAGGAAGCCGCCGAGGAAGCCACCGCCGCCGCCGAACAGACCGCCGAGAATCTGGCCGCCGAGTTGTAGGCCTCCCATCATCGCGCCGGTGCGGTTTGCCGCCGCCTGCTGCCCGGCCATCATGCCCTGCTGCCCGGCGCCGATGACGGTGTTGTAGTAGTTGTTCGTGGCGCCGGCGATGTCGTTCATGTAGCCGAGCGACGTGCCCGCGAGCGCGTTGCCGAAATTTGTCGAGAGCGATGCGCGGTCCTGGCCGTACTGCGTCGCGCCCTGCGCGAGCGTGCCCCAACCGGCCATCGTGTTCGCGGCCATGCCGCCATAGCCGGCGCTGTGAATCGCGGCGAGGTCCTTGCCCTGTCCGATCTGCGCCGTCGAAACGTCGCGACCCTGGTTCGCGTAGAGCGAAGCCAGCTGGTTCAATTGCCCCGCGTAACCACCCGTCGCCTGGCCGGCGGCGCCCTGGTAGCCCTGCAGATTGCCGAGCCATTGGTTGTACTCTTGGTTCGCCATGTTCGACGACAGCCGCGTGATCGCGTCCGTCGTGTTGCCGCCGTACAGCTGTCCGGTCCTGTTGGCGGCGCGCTGCGCGCCGCGCTGCGCCTCGCCGGTCTGCCAGGCGTAGCCCGGGCCGGCCTGGAACGCCGCCTCGGCGCTCGCGCGTCCCTCCGGCCCACCGAGGCCGAGGGCGTTCGAGTACATGTCGTAGCCGACGTTCGCCCTGTCGAGATTCGCCTTCCAGGCGTCGACGCCGATTTGCGACTGCCCCTCCGCCTTTCCGTACATCTGGTTGAGCGTGTCGATGCCCTGGCCGTAGCCCTGGTTCACGTCGCCGACGGCTGCGGTCATGCCCTTGTTGATCAGGGCGTTCGACCGATTCATGCCGGTGACCGTGTATTTCTTCGAGCGGGCGTAATAGTCCTTGAGGTCCTTCGCCGACGGTAAATAGCCGACGTTCGTCAGCTTGTTCTCGGCGCGGTCGTAGCCGGACTTGTAGATGCCCTTGAGCTCGTCCAGCTGCTGGCCGGCCATTTGCGCCGTCCAGATCGCCGCGTTGCGGCCGGCCTTGCCGGAGAATGAACTCGCCATCAGGTCAACTCCACCTTCAGCACGCCGAGATAGGCGCGGCCATTGGCGTCGGTGGCGCGGATGCCGACGGAGTGCTTACCGATCGGCCCGGCGGGGTCGAGCGTCGTCTTGAGATCGGCGCCGGTGAATCCAACCTTGAGGCCCGAGGGGTTATCGCCGAGCACGTAGATGATCGGCGCCAGGGCGCCCTGGATCGTCATCGACGCGACGACGCGGCCGACGGCGCCGGCGGCCTTCAGCGTCGCCTCCGTCGGCCGGAAATCGGAGGCCTGGCCCGGTTCCGTCGCCGCCGCGAAGGTCGTCGTCAGCCACTGGTGAAACTCACGCGACGGCGTGCCGTCCTCGTTCGCGATCTTGACGTTCGGCGGCAGCGGCTTGCGGAAGACGGCCATCAGCCCACCGCCGAGCTCGAGGGCGTGCCCTCGTTAGCGGCGAGCGGGATGCGCCCGCGCGACCAGAATTGCAGGATTTTCTCCGGGTGCAGGCCGGTGGCGCGGGCCGTCTCCTCGATCTGCGAATTGAGCAAATCGGGGATCGAGGATTCCGGCGAGCGCAGGCCGGTGCGCGGCCCGTAGTGAAACCACATCTGCGCCTGCGCCTCCGCCGGCGCGATGCCGAGCTGCCGCGCCGCGATGTAGCCCGGCTCCGTCAGGATGCCGTATTCGGTCTGGCGCTTGCGGCCCTTGATCGCCTCGTGCGGCAGCTTGTCGGACAGGTCGTAGGGCAGCTTGCCGGGCGCGAAACCGCCGCGGTCCTTGTAGGCCTTGAACGCTTCGTCGCTCGTGAACCACTCGCGCGGCAGCTGGCCCTTGTAGATGTCGTCGAGCTTGCCGAGCGTGCCGCGGATATAGTGCGTGTCGCCGGTGACATCAGCCATGTTGCCGGCCCAGTTGCCCTGGAACGTCCCCGGCTTCGGGTTGCGCCAGTAGTCGTGCGTGCCTTCCGCGAATCCGCGCCCGAGATTGGCGTGCATGTCCATCATCGGAAAACCGGACAGGTTGCCCTCGGCGGCGCGCGTCTCAGCGTCGAGCGGGAAGCCCTGGCGATCGCGCCAGAGCAGGTAGGAGGCGTTGCGGAGATTCGACGGCGTTTTCGTGCGCGGCGAGGTCGCGGAGCCCTGGCCGCTCCAATCCTCCATGTGCTGGACCGCTTCCTTGGTCGACAGCCCGGCCTTGTCCTCGAGGCCCTCGAGGACCGGGCCGGTGTAGTAGAACGAGCGCTGCTTGGCGACGTTGCCGCGGCCCTGGCGCAGGTCGTCGGCGATCGCCGTGCCGATCTCCTCGGCCTTGTCCTGAATGATGCGCGCGCGGTCATTCACCGGCAGCGGCTTGTTGCGGCCCGGTTCCGGCCCGGGCAGGCGATCGCGGATCGATTCCTGCGACACCCGATCGAGAGTCGCCTGGCGGCCGAGGTCCTCGCCGAGGGTGAACACCGGCTCTTTGGCCGGCGGGTATTTCGGGGTCAGGTTCTCCGGCCGCTCCGCGTGCCGGAAGATGGCATCAGTTGCCGCCTCCGCCTCGTCGCGCAGGATCGCCGGCGCCGACGGCTTGTAAACCGTCTGCTCGAGCTTCTGCGCGGCCTCGGCGGAGGGTGGCGGGGCCAGGATGCGACCGCCGCCGCGCTCGTCGCGGGCGACGTCTTTGACGATCGCTGCCGCCCGGCGCGCGGCCGGCACAGCGGCAGCGGCCGTCGACACGGCGCCCTTCGCGAGCGCAAGCGGTCCGTGCAGGCCGGCTGTGTCGAGGGCCTGCGTCAGGCCGCCGGTGGCGTAGTTGACGGCGGCCTTCGGATAATCGCCGCTCTGCGCCGCAGCTGCCGCCGTGCGGTAATCGCCGGCGCCGTAGTCGGGCACCAGGGCCGGCGCGACCTCGCCGGCCGCCTCGGCCTTCCCGCGCAATTCCGGCGGCACGTAGTATTTCGCCGCGTCCCAGGCCTTGGCGGCGTAGTTCGCGGCGGCGTCCGCCGCCGGCTGAACGTAGGGGCGCAGGCCGCCGCGCTGATACCAGGCCGGTTGCTCCGGCGGCGGCTGCGGCCGATCGACGACCGTGTTGACGGTGTCGACCTGCGGCGCTGCCCCGGTCGGTTGGGCCTGGCTCCAGCCTGGCGATAGCACGCCGGCCGGCTGCGACTGCCCGAAATCCCAGGCCTGCTGTTGCTGTTGCAGGCGCGCGAGGCGGCGCCCTTCCTCGGTGTCGAAATAGGATCGGCCGACGTCGAGGGCTGCACCAGCGGACATGGGCTACCTCGCATAAGGCCAGGAATTGACGATGCCGTTCGGCACCGGGCCTTGCACCGTGCCGGGGCCAACGTTCGGAGCCGCCGGCATCTGGCCGCCGATCCCCGATTGCACCGGCGGAATGACGCCTGCACCGGGCGGTGGCGACCTTCCCAGGCCCTGCATGCCCTTCATCAGCGGCAGCAGCGTCTGCGCCCAGCCGCCGCCTCCGCCGCCTTCCTGCTGTTGGCCTCCGCCCCCACCGGGTGCGGCTCCGGCTTGCGCGGGGGCGGCCTGCCCGCCTCCACCACCAGCGGGGGCGAGGGGGCGGTTCTGGACTTGGAACGCCTGCGGCTGGAACGCCCTGCCCTGCTGCGGCGGGCCACCCTGGCCGTACATCTGCTGCAGCTGCTGCAGCTGCGCGAGTTGCGTCGGGTCCATGTCAGTTCTCCACCTGGCGAGCGCGCGAGAAGGTGCCGCGCGTCGCGACGCCGGAGCGCAACACGGCCGGGACGGGGTCGACGACGTCGAGGCGGATCATCAAGCCTTGCGCCGTGCTGCGCCCAAGACCGTTCACCGTGATTTTGCTCGCGTACCGGCCAATGCGGCCAAACGAGCGCGCGACCGGCCTCCCCCAGGTCGCGCCGCCGTCCTTCGACCATGAGATCATCGCCGCCGGATTCGTCTGATAGGGCGAGGGGACGTTTTGCTGCCCGAGCGCATTCGTCATGTCGATGTCGACATTCGGAATGCGCGTCGCGAGCGGAAACTGCCGCATCGGCGCCGACACGACGCGGTAGCGCAAGCGCTCCATGTCCTCTTCGTAGACGTTCGCCATGACCTCCTGCACGCGGGCGTGCTTCAGGTCCTGCACGAACCAGCGGTTCTGCCAATTCGTCGCCCAGACGCCGCGCCAGTGCTCGAGGCCGTAGCTATCGCGCCGGTGCCAGACGTTGGTGACGAGGTTGAACTCCCAGGTCCAGTCGGGCGTCGTGATCGTGAACACCGCCTGCGATTCGAAGTCATAGACCTGCGCCCAAATCTCGTTCGGCCGGCCGCGGTACAGGTAGATGTCGTTCGACACCGAGTCGTTGGAAACCGGGCGCGGATTGTAGCCGTCGAAGGTCCGCACCGTGTAATCGTTCGCCACCCAGAACACGCCGTTGCCCCAACGGTTCGAACCGCCGGCGACGGCCCACATGCCGAGCAGGCCGGTGTCGATCGCCGTTTGCCGCGTCAGCGGAAATGGAATCGAGCCGACGTCGGTCCAGACCTCGATCGTGCGAGCGCCGAACGCGAACAGCGAGTCGCCGGCGCTTTTCAGGCGCAGCAACGGATCGGAGGAATACTCCGCCTCGGCGTCCGAGAAATCGGGGATGACGACGTCTTGGAGCTCCGAGCCGACGATCGTGTTGGTCGGCGACGTGAAGAAAAAATAGCCGCTGTGGTACTCGACGCTCGTCACGTTCGGCAGCTTCGCGTCGGGATAGGGGTCGAGCTGGCTGTTGACCTCGTCGACGAGGAAGGCGTGGCCGTCGCCGGTGACCATGACCAGCTGCGGCCCATCCTGGCGAATATTGACGGCGAACGTCACCGGATCGGTGCCGGTCACGGTGCCGACAATGACGCCGTCGGTGCCGGCCAGGTTGCGGTAGTGGAGCGTCTGGTCGTAGACGAAATAAAGCCGGGTGTTGGTCGCGAACATGCCACGCGCCTTCAGCGGCGCGTCGTCGACCTGAATGAATCGCTTGAGGCCCGGCGTGCGCCGGATCATCAGCTGCTCGCCCACCTTCGTCGCGTAGGCGTTGCACAAATCGCCCTGGCTCTCGCCGGGGCGTTTGCCGGGCTGGGCGTTCGTCGGCCAGGGGACGGCAATGGCCGGCATCAGAAATAGCTCGCGCGTTGCGGCACGTAGGTCGGGCCGCGGGTCCGCAGGAAGCGCAGGGCGGCCTCGGCCATGGCAGCGTTCTGCTGCACGGCCTGGAGCTCGTCGGCCTGCAGGCCGAACGTCTGCGCATATTCGTAGGCGAGATAGCGGGCGAGCTCGACGACGGCGTCGTCGGGGATGTTGTCGAGATCGTCCACCGTGTAGATGTGCGCCCGCGCCATCGCCTCGAGGCGGAACGGCAGGCCCTCCTCGACGACGCGATAATCCTCCGGCGGCAGGTCTTGCCCGGTTTCCCAGGTCCCGCATTCCTTCAGGATTTCGCGGATCAGGAGGGCCTTCGTCGCCATCGCTTTAGCTCCGCGGTGACCGCGACAGGGCCGGGCCCTCGGAGGTGTCCTCCGGCGTCTCGCCCTTCTTGCCGGTCGCCGGCTTGCCGAGCTGGTTCGTCGGCGTCGGGCCGCCGGCAGCCTTGGCGGCCTCGTCGCGGCGTTTCTCCTCGGCCTTCGCCTTGGCCTCGTCGACCTTCTTCTGCGCCTCGTCGCGGGCCTTGGCCTGCTTCTCGAGGTCCGGTCCGCCGTCGACCTTGAAGAACGAATTGCCGGCGAGCTTCGCCAGGAGCGTATTGGCGCGAGCCTCGCCGAGCAGGTCGACGACGTTCACGGCCTCGCCCTTCACCATCGGCACGCCGCCGACTTCCGTCGTCTCCGGCTCGCCCTCCGGCGGGTTGTAGGTGACGTTCGGTCCGAGCTTCTGTTCCTTGTCTGCCATCACGGCCTCCTCAATCGAATTTCGTGTAGTAGCGGACGATCGCGTCCCACCGTCCGGCGGTGAGCGGCGCGGCCGACGTCAGCCGGCCGAACACATACCGGCGCTCGTTCGAGTAGCCGAGCGCCGGCTCCGTCCCGGTCGGAAAGAACGAGCCGGCGGCGTCGAGCGACGTCGCCGGAAGGAGGCTTTGCGGACCGACGGTGGTCGAGATGTCGTTCGCCGTCAGGAGCTCGTAGGTGGCGCCGGCGGCGAGGCCGCCGGTCGTCACCACCAGCTGCGCACTGATGATCGAGGAGCGGGCCTGGATCGTACCGAGCAAAACGTACTTGCCCGGGACGATGCCGAGGCCTGGCGCGTTCGGGTCGACGTTGAACGAGCCGCGGATGCCGAGAATGGCATTCAGGTTCGGGTAGTCGCGCGCCGGCTTTGGCTTCGGGATGAGGGTTGCTGCGAGCGCCATGCGGTCAGTCCTTCTGCGTGTAGAACTGCAGCACGACGACGACCTCGCCGGTGGTCGTGCCGGTGCCGCCGAGAAGCGCGAAGACCGGCGTGTCCTGGGCAACGAAACCGTTCAGGGCGCCGACGACGGCAGCGTTGACACCGCTCGCCATCAGCACGGCGGAGGTCGCGAAGGCGTCGGGATCGGCGACGACCGGATTACCGGCCGCGTCCTTCGTCGGGCCCGTGCCGATCTCGAGCGTCGGCGTGGTTCCGTTCGGCACCGCGATCGTGTGCTTGAACCCGGCGAGCACGATCGAGCCGCCGGGGATGGTGCCGATGTGTTTCGGCACGCCGGCCGTCAGGCCGACAGCGCCGAGAGTCGGGTCGGGATTGTCGGCCTTGTAGTGAAAATTGATCCCCATGATCGCATTGACGGAGGGGTAGGTCCGCGCCGGCTTTAGGATTTTCGGGTAGGTTGCCATCGCATGCTCCCGTTATGGGTCCTCTTGTTCGTGGTGGGCCTTTTACCGACATACCCAGGTCGTTCGGACCGCTGGTGAGCGATCCGACTAAGCGTCCGCCGGCGCCGCGACGAAGACGGTGACGACACCGAACTGCACCAGCTGCGCGGTCTGGCTGTCGGGGTCTTTCTTCGTGAAAACTTTTCCGACGCCGTACACGGACTCGACGCCGCGACCGATGATGAACTGGTAGTCATCCTCGCGCCGTTCGGTCGGCTTCGGCATCTGTCCCCAGGCGACCGCAGCGGCGTTCTGACCGCACAGGAACATCATCTGCACGTCATCGCCGCCGTTGCCGGCGCCGGGCAGCGTGCAAAAATCGGAAATCTCCGGCACCTCTCTGATGATCACGCCGCGATAGATGAGATCACCATCTTGGAAGATGGGGTTTTTCTCCATGCCGCCGCCTTCACGCGGACGCGCATTGAGATTGGCGTTGTAGATCGCCGGATCGGCCGCGAGATCGCGGAAAGGCTCCTGACCGCAGAACAGGACGAAAAATTCGCGGCCCTGGTCCTCGTTATCCCTGTACGGGGTGATGCCCGGCACGACCGAGCGCGCGATGCGCTTGGCGAGCAGGACGAGCGCCGCCGAGGCCTTGTCGTCGACCTTGTCGACGTTGAGCAGGGAGCCGGACACGGAGCCGAGCACCTGATTGCTCTTCTTCGCGCCGAACAGCACCCGATCGGTGTTGTCGCTCAACCATTTGTTCTTCTGCGCCGTCGTCGCCGAATCCCAGAGGATGCCGTTGACGCGCTGACCGGCCGTTGCCTCGTTGCCTAGATTAGCCGGAGGCATTTCCGTAGGAAGCGCAGCAAACGCCTGAACGAGCTCGTCACGAAGCAAGCAATTGCCCCACTCCGTGAGCAACGGCCGAACAATTTCAAGTTGTTCGAAAGAACTTTTCCGCTGTTGTGCTTTCGTCAACAGCACTGCGTTGCGAGACCAGTCGACCCACAGCCTCATGCCGTAGTTGATGAGCTTCTCTTCGTTGCCGGTCAGCGGTCCAGTGCTGACGCCGGGCCCGCGCAGGCTCGAGACGATCGGGATATTGATGATATCGCCGCCGTCCTTGAGCTCTTGCGTCACCTGAATAATGGCGGTGGGGCCTTCTCCCATGTACGGGGAGAAGTAATTACCGCGCCGCCATTCGCGGAATATTGATTTCCGCCATTTGATGAGTTGGTTGTTGATATGGGTCTGGGTAACGGCCATCGGACGACCTCATCAGGTCGCCGGGCGGAGCTCCTATCTGCGTGCGTCGCGCCCGGCTGCAAAGATCGCCTCTTCGCTGCCGTCCTCGGCCGGGCCTTGCAGGCCCGAGCCGTTGGTCGCGCCGAGGCGCGACGTGGCAGTGGGAAGACGCGGGGCTCGCGGCGCTGGGGCGAACGTGCCGTCGTCGCGGCGGGGCTGCGGAGGGCGGCCCTGCCCGGCGAGGTACTCGTCGATGATCCGTTGCTTGTAGGCGTCGAGATCGTCGCCGATCTCGTTCTGGCGCTGTTGGTGTCCGTACCAGGCGACGATCGCTTCCCCCGGCGAGGCCGAGTTCATGACCCCGAAATAGGTCTGCGGATCGGTGCCCTGTGAGACGTGGCCGTACCAGGCCTGCCAGGCGTCGTTCCAAACGTCCGCGTGACGCATCGAGGCGAGCTCGAAATCCGTCGTCACACGGGTCTTCGCAATCTCCGCGCGGAACTGCTCCTCGAGGCCGCTCCGAATTTCGGAAATCACTCCGTCTGGGTCTTCGAACAGGCGTTGCGACAGCGGCGTCTTCGCAGCTTCCGCCGCGCGTTGCCGCTCCTGCTCCTGCTGTTCGAACCGACGCGCCCTCTGCTCCCATTCCTGCCGCCGTTCACGCTCGCTCATCAGGGCCTGCAGGACGCCGCCCAGTGAGCGGTCCTCCGGCACGCCGTCGTCTTGCGAGGGACGCTGTGTCGGCGCCGGCTGCGACGCCGGCGTCTCGCGGGACCGTTGTGGAGTCGGTCCCTGGCGGTTGATCGTGTCGATCGCGTCGGAAACGGCGTGATCGACGGGAGAGCGGTCATCAATCAGGCGTGACGGGGGCGCGGAGTCGTCAGGCGCGGTTGCGCTGTCGAAAATCTCGCGATCGTCCGCCATGCGATTCATCCCCTGGGCCTGTCACGTCGGCCCGGCCACGCAGCGCCCGAAACAGGCGGCGACCCTGAAACGCCCTTCGCAGGAGGCGGCCCTGAAGCACCCGTTGCAATGCGGCCGGCGACGCCGCTTCGGCCGTTTCAGCCCGGCCGGGGATGGCGTTTTATGCGCCGTATGCATGGGGAGGGCAAGCTGGGACCGCCGGAGGGGGGCCGCATCAGCGGCTGAACGCCGATCCTTCCCCCTCCGGGGCCCGCGATCGCCGGTTCGGGTTCAACGTCTTGAGGACGTCCCTAAAGGGCGACCGAGGGGGCGTAGGTTTTCACGAAAGCGTCGTTCGTGAAAACCAAGAACGCTTGCGTGTCGTCTTTGACAACCCAATCGAACGGCAGGACCTGCAAAGTGCCATCCTGCGTCGATACAAGCAGGTTGCCGTCGGGGATGTAGCGCACGACCGACGGCTGCGTGAACTGCTCGACGGCATAGAGGCCGTCTTCTCCGCCCTGCCACTGCAGGGCAGTTACTGTCTGCGGCAGGCGCGCGTAGCTGTCAGGCACTGGGGTCGACCAGGCGCGCCTCGAGCGCCTTCAGGCGCCGCATCATGTCGGTGACGGTCGCCTCGAGGGTCTTAATGCGGGCGTCGTCGGTCGACGGCGGATAGGTCACGAGCTTGCCGTGCGCCTCGAGCTCCGCCGGTTCGGCGGGCCGCAGCGGCGGCGAGTCCAGCTTGCGATCGACCATCGGCAGACTCTCGTCGAGCGCGAGTTCAGCCTGGCGCGCGTCACGGTAAGGCGCCATGGCCGGATAGCCCTGCGGCAGGTAGTCCATCGGCCGGCTCATGCGTCGTCGTCCTCATCGTCGCGGCCGTCAAGCGCGGATGCCGCGCGCTCGAGCGCCTCGGCGATCTCCTGCTTCGAATGGCCGTGTTTCTGGGCCTCGTCGACGACGTCCTTGATGTGGCCGTCGAGGTCCTTGATTTCCTCGGCGGTCGAGGGATCGCCAGGCTTGCGGTCCGTTCCCATCGTTTAAGCTCCTCCGGTCGGCGCCGGCCGCGGCGGGGGTTTCTCGAGCATGCCGGGCGGCGCCTGTTCGATCGTGTCACCCTCGAGATTGGCCTTGCGGGCCTGGGCGGCAAGCAACATCGCCTTCATGGCCCCGTCCTGCTGGCGCAGGCCGAGGTCGGTGCCCTGCTGCTGTGCCGCCAGCTGCTGGTCGCCGTAGATTTTGTCGATGCCGGCGCGGCCCTGCTCGAGCGACATCTGAGCGCCGGTCTGCGCCGCGTCGGCCTGGGCATGCGCCAGGCGCGCCTTGGCCTGGTTGACTTCGAACAGGCCCGGCTCCTGCACCGGGAGATGGCCGCCGGAGGACACCCGGGCCTCGATCTCGCCGGCCTTCGCCAGGTCGAGCCTCGCCTTGGCGAGGTCGGCGGCGGTGTCGATCTGCTGGTTGCCGCCGCCGTCCATGCCGGCGGTCGCGGCCTCGGCGTGCGCCTTGGCGGCGTTCGCCATATTGAGCTCCGCCTTCGACTGCAGTTCCTGAATCTGCGCCTGCATGCCCTGCATCTTCAGCATGATCTCTTGCTGCTGGATCGGTTGCGGCTGCGAGGCCTTGGCGAGCTCCATGAGCACGCGCTGCTTCACGCTCGACGGCAGCGGCGACAATTCGACGATCGCCGTCGGCGGCACCTGAATGCCGCCCTTCGCGAGCAGCACCAATGTCTCGAGCGTGTCGGCTTGCGCGTTCAGCGCGTCGCCGCCCTCGTCGATGATGATGTCGACGTCGAGGCTCGCCAGCTGGTTGATCGCCACGACCTGGCCGGTGATTTCGTCCTGCTGCCAGCCGTTGACCTGAATGAATTGCGCGAGGTTGTCGTCGTCGGTGACACGAATCCAGCGATCGCTCGTCCAGTATTTCTGCACTGTGTTCCACGTCTTGCGGTACACGCGCAGTTTCCAATTGCGCCACGCCAAAACAAAGCCACCGAGTTCGGCTATGCCTGCGGCCTGCAGCAGCTGGATCGCGCGACCGCTTTCGGCGGGTATGTCCGTACCTATGAGGCCTGGGTTGGGCCCGTAGGTATCGATCTCGTTTTTGGCATCCTCGAGCAGCGTCAGATTGCCTTGCACGATCTGCGCCGACTGCTGATCCTCGGTGAGAATTTCCTTGCCGGGATTTTTGACAACCCAACCATCGCTGCGCGCATATTCCCTTCTCGCGACCTCGACGTCGTCGACGGCGCCTTCATCGGCGATGACCTTGCGCGAGTTCAGCGTGTGCAAGGCTTTCGAGCGGCGATGATTGATCTCATCCTGCGGTGATTTGAGATCGCGGAAGAAGCCGTAGCGATCGCCGTCCTGATCGACCTCGGCGGAGAATATTTCGTACTTGTGGACGCTGACGCCGCGCTCGTCGAAATAGGGCGAGCGGCCGAACTCAAGCACGATGTTGCCGCAGTAGATGCAGTAGTGCCAATCTTTGCCGAGCTTGTACCACATGTCGACGATGCGGACCTGGCGCTCCGGCTTTGAAATCCAGGCGATGCGGTTGCGCTCGTCGCCGCGGTTCCAATCGGTCTGCGGTCCATTCTCGATGTAGTCCGCGAGATCATCGGCTGAATCTGGAAACGCATCCTGCGCCTCGTCCAAATCGACCCAGCGGCTCGTGCCCATGAAGCGCGCGTCGTCGAAATCATCCCGGGTCGAGCGCGCGTCATAGAAAAAATCGCGCATGTCGACCGGGTCCCAACCGATCTCTGGATCGCCTTTGTCGCCCTGGATGGTGACGAGCTCGACGCCGGCGATGCCGCGGATGGCGCAACGGCGGGCACCGTTCGCGGCCTTCTGCTCCCAGTCCCAGCCGAGCGCGTATTGAATCACCTTCGTCGCGATTTCGGCGCCGTCGTCGGAGGCGCGCTGCGGGTTGCGCGGGTAGGCCTTCGGCGATTGCCGCAGTTTCTCGAGGATGCCGCAGACGGTGTTGATCTTGCGCTTGATGCGGTTGAACGTGACGACCGGCTGGTTGCGGTCCTTCAGCGTCTTGAGCTCTTCGCGGTCCCATTGGACGGCGTGGTAGTAGCGCTCCGCCTCCGCCGCCTCGGCGTTCTCGTCGGTCTTCGCCGAAACGGCGTTCTCAAACTTTTTCTTGAGCTTCGTGAGCGACAGGCGCGGGCCGTCGTCATCACCGCGCTGTTGCGGAGCGCGGGGATCAGGAGGCCGTCGGGCGGGGAACGGCAGAACCTGAGCGGTTGCGGCCAGGCGGTTACTCCGGCGGGGCGGCGGGAGCGGCGGCGGGCTCGTTCCAGGGTGCAGATGGCATCACGGCGAGATTCGAAATCTCGAGCAGCACGAGATGGACGTCGGACGGTTCGACGCCGAGCTCGCGGTGCTCGCGGATGGTGTCGATGAGGGCCTGCTTGAAGGCCTCGCGCACGGCGGCAGGCGTCGACATGGCGGCCTCCTTCAGGGACGCGCGGTCGGGGGAGAAACGGAAGAGCCCGGCCGCGCGGTTGCCTCGATCAGGTGAGCGCACGCTGGGCGCGCTCGAGAGAACGGCCGAGACTATCAAGCACGGCGCCGATTTCGTCCAGGGCCGCCATCTGGCGCTTGAACAGCGGCGCATCGGGATGCCCCGGCCGGATCATCTGCTTAAGCCCGGCGTCCGGCGAGATGCCGCCCTCGAGGGGGCCGGCCAGGGCGATCTCCAGAACGAGGGCCTGCTTGGATAGGTCCTGCGATCGCTTCAGGAGCTCCTCCAGGCGTTTTCCGACAGCGCCGGCCCCAACCGGGCCGGGCAGGTCCCGAAACGGCTCAGAGGCCATTTTCGGGCGTTCCCGGCCCTCTTGGATTGGGGCCAGCCGGCCCGCCATCGTCCGAATGTCCTTCTCCATGTCGAGGACGGCCTTGTCTTCGTTGGTGTCGGGCATGGGCGCGAGCCTGCAGGTTGGCGAGGGATTGGGAGAGAAGGCGGTTCTTGTAGGCCTCCGCCTCGCGGAGCGTCATCCGCGGCGCCGGCGGCTGCCACAAACCGAGGGCGCGAAAAACAGCGCTAAAAACCCGGGCGAAAAACGCGCGGATCACGGCAGGTCCTGCAATTCGGCGAGGCCGGCGTCAGTCAGGGTGACGCCGAGCATCTTTTCGGTGCGGCCGGGAACGTGCGTCGCGGCCTCGCGCCAGGCGACCTGGCTGCCCTGCACCCGCGGCTCAAAATAGGAATCGCAGGTTTCGACCAGGCCGCGCTTTTTCAGGGCCCGAATCGCCCGCCGCGTCGAGTGCTCCGCCTGCTCGATCGCCTTGGCCTCGCCAAGCTTCGTGGCACCGTTCGGCCAGAAAGCCCGCCGGAGCTCGCGGATCGGCCAGGCCGGCCGCACGGAAAACACCCAGTCGGCCGGCGCCGGCGCGGCGAGGAGGCCGAGGAGGCGGCGCTGCTGTTTCGAGATGCCCGGTTTCATGGGGGCAGGATAGCTAAACCACCTTCGCCGTCGACGCCGATTTTTGCCCCATCACCTTGTAGCCGTTGACGAGGGTGAGGGACGGCTTTTTCGGCAACTTGCCGAACACGGCGACGTCGAGCAGCTGGCCGACGAGGCCGAGGGCGTCGTGGATGTCGTCGTGCCGGCCGCGGGGGAAGGCAAGGAGCTCCGCCTCCAGCGCGTGGCGCTCGAGCAGGTTCTTCGAATACCACAGGCCCCGGGTGGCAATGTAGGCGCGCATCGACTGGGCGCGGATGCCCTTGTCGCCGCGGGCCGGAAACTGCTGCCGATCGGTATGGGCATGGCGCTCGCTCGAGGCGCGCTCGAGCCAGGGCCCGACGCCGGCCTGGATTTGCCCGCTTTCCTCGGCCCAAGACAGGGGCCGCCACCAGCGCACGAGATCGCACCATGTCTCGACCCAGATGTCGGAGGTCACCCGCTCGCGCCAGAGATCCAAGAGCCAGGGCCGGTCATAGGCGTCGAGGCCGATGACGACATGAACCGTGTAGTCGCCGCCGTCGGCAGTGGTGGCGTAGTCCGAACCGCCGTAGACCCGCAGCTGCGCGCGCGGCGGCATGTTCTCCTCGCTGACCGGATGCAGCCAGGAGAGCTTCCAGTAATCGCCCTCCGGCGCCGTCGGCCGCTGCTGGTAGAGGGACAGCCACAGCTGCGGGTCGCGCTGCGCCTCGACAACCATCTGGTCGGTGAACCATTCCGGCCAGAGCCGCTCGCCCTCGGCGCGGCCGAGGGGGTCGTCCTTGCCCTCCGCAATCATGGGGATCGAGAGCACATCCCATTCCTCGCCCTCCTCCTCGAGCAGAAAGCCGGCGAGGTCGTTCTCGTGCCAGCGGGTGAGGATGATCAATTGCCTCGCGTGAGGCTTTAGGCGCGGTCTGAAATCGAATTTATACCAGTCGATCGTCTTCTGACGCTGCGTTTCACTTGCCGCTTCTTCTCTTCCTTTGACAGGATCGTCGATTGTTCCAAAATCTGCTCGAAAACCTTGAATCTGACTTCCGACGCCGGCGGACAGGTATTCCCCCATCTGTTCGGTGCGATCACCCTCCCGGGGCGCCAGCTGCCAGCGGCCGGCGGCGCGATTGGTGAGCGAGAGCGAGATGCCGAGGGTCGGCTCGTGCTCGTCGATGAGATTGCGGACGCGGCGGCCGAACCGCTCCGCGAGCTCCTCGCTGTGCGACGCGGCGATGACCGATCGGTAGGGGTTGCGGGCGAGGAACCAGGGCGCGAACAGGACCGAGCCGTAGGTCGATTTGGCGCTCCCGGGCGGCATGAAAATCATCTGCTTGCGCTTGCCCTCGCCGCCCTCGAGGCGCTCGAGCGCCGCGATGATCAGCCGGTGATGCTGGGCCGGCTCAAAGCCGGCGTGCTGGCACCACTCAGTGAGGCTTTCGCGGACCCGAAACAGGGTCTTCGCGCGCAGCAGCAGTTCCGTTTGCCGGTCGATCATCGGCGGGCCCCTTCAGCCGGGCGAGCTCGCGCTCGACCTCCTTCAGCGTCAAGACGATCGCCGGCCGGCTGTCGTCGGGCTTCTCGGCCTCGGCCGCCTTCGGCTCGCGCCAGGCCGGCAGGCGGGTTTTGAGCAGGGCCTCGTTCGCGCGGAGCGCGACGCCGAGGTCGACCCGCTGGCTCGCGAGCTCGAGCATGTTCGCCGCCGCGGTCGCCAGGATTTCCGCCTCGCTGTAGCCGAGCTCGCGGCCGTACCAGTAGCGCAGCACGGTGAGGTCGACGCCGAGGATGTCGGCGATCGTCTGCTCCGGTATCCGGTTGAAGGCGTGCAGGCGGACCGTGGCCCGGGTGGCATCGGTCGGGTTGTGCGGCGGAAAGCCAAGCGCGATGAGCTCGCGGCGGATGCGCTTGCGCCTCATTCGAGGTCCTCGTCGCCGAGCCGCTGCGGCTGGAAGACCGCCCGGGCGGCCCACATCGTCCCGGTCTGAATGTGGCTGCGGGCGAGCG